TGGTAGCAGGTAAGCGTCAAACAGCCACCTGCAAGAACCTAGAGGAAGCTGAAGCGACTGCTGCACAGCTCAAGCTCGGGCTGTATGATATCACAGCCACCGAGAAGAAAACTTGGGACCTGACAACAGCTTGGGAACATTATGTAGATTATCGCGTTGCATCATCACCGCATAGCACTGCCAACCCCAAGAAATTTAATTGGTATGGACGCATGATATTCGATCACTTTGGCCCGCTTGCCAGCTTGGATGATATATCAATCGCATCTCAATCTGAGTTCTTCGACGTTCTAACTGTTGATAGGAAGTATTCAGCAAGTGTCGTGAATTATCTGGGCACCCTACTGCACCAGATGCAGCTACACGCACACAAGCGGGGCCGAAAACGTATCCCTCCGACACGTATGCAGGGGCGCAAGTTAACAAAGGGGCGCGTCAGGTTTGTATCGGACCTCGAGGAAACTCAGATGCTCGATTGGTATGACCGCACTGGCCGTGAAGACTTCGGAAACATGGTCAAGTTCTTCATCGATACTGGCTTCCGAAAGTCTGAAGGTTTCCGCCTGCGCTTCAACGATCTGGACTTTAAAACGGGACGCATCACGGTATGGAAAAGCAAGACGAACACCCCACGCACAGTGAAGATGACAGCCCGCGTCAGGGGGGTCTTAGAGAGCCTTGAGCGTCAATCTAATCAGCATGATGCCCTAGTGTTTCGCCGTATCTCTGAGAAGAAGTTTTACAGGGTCTGGTGGGAGATGCGGGAGGCTATAGGTCTCGATGATGACAAGCAGTTTGTCATTCATTGCCTGCGACATACCTGCGCCACCCGCCTGCTCGGTGCTGGTGTAGATATCCGCACTGCAATGGCGTGGCTCGGTCACAAATCCATCGAGCAGACGCAGCGGTATGCACACTTCATTCCTAGCAAACTGGATGACGCTGCAGACGCGCTCGACACCTTGGCAACAGGTATATAAACGACACCCCGAAGCGCCGCCAAATTGGTACGCTTTGGGTACGTTCTTGGTGTAAGGTTGCACCATGTAGAATAAATTATGACGGTATTACAATGCACTACGCTCCTATCTTCAAGCCGTTAACAGTAACCTGCACTAATCCTAGTACAGTTATTAATAGTTTAAACCTCGTAAAGGCCTTATTTTTATGCCTTGTAAGGGCCTTTAAGCGTTGGCTTTCGCACGTCCATTTTTCAACCGTTAACGGCACGAAAGATGACACCGCTGCACCACAAATTACACCACTGCACCATCGTTGGAGTAATCCAATCAAATCAAGGGCTTGGATTTGGTTGCACCATAGCTTTCTCAAGCCCCCCTTCAGATACCTAAAGGAACACACAGAATGACAATCGATCTGTACGCTACCCAAGAAACATTAGAAAAAGAGGCACGGACACTGACGAAGCAACGCTTCAACTCCATGCTCTCTGAGAACCAGCAAAAAGGTAATGAAAGTTCTACCTACTACGGCTCCCCCCTGATGAAGCGGGCCATCGAGCCTATGGCCGAGGGAATCATTGAAGCTATTGAAGAAGCTGAAAGCGGTAAGGCTGGTAAGAAAAGCAGCGCCGTAAAGTTTATGAAATTGCTTGACCCTAACGTGATTGCATTCTTCACCGCCAAGGTTGTGATTGATAAGATTACTGGCCAGAGCAACAAGCTTCAAACTGTGGCCAACAACATAGGCAAGCAGCTCGAGGATGAACTGCGCTACACCTCATTTGAAGAGCAGCACCCTTGGTTGTTTAAGAAGCTACTGACCGAGATTGATACGACCCGCCTGCGTAAGCGTCAGAACCTTGTGGCTGCTTACAATCGCTACTGTGAAGAATGGGCTAACTGGGGTGACGATGCCCGCATCCACCTTGGTATGAAATTATTACACATCTTCACCACCACTACAGGCTTCGCTGATATAGTTACTCGCAGCTACGCCAAGAACCGCACAGAAAAATTAGTTGTAGCCACGGCTGCGGTGAATGAGTTTCTAGCCAAGAACAGGGACGTAGCAGAGATGCTGTCACCTGTTTACCTGCCGATGGTAGTTCCACCCGAAGATTGGACGGGACCACGCGGAGGGGGGTATCTCACACACCACACACCAACGCTGACGCTTATCAAAACCTCAAACAGAAACTATCTCGAGGAACTTAAAGGCCTGCCAGAACAGATGGCCCCTGTTTACAAAGCTATCAACCACATCCAGCGCACACCTTGGCAGATCAACACCTTCGTGATGGTTGTCGTCGATATGCTAGATGAGAATGGTGTTGCTGTAGGTGGCCTAACATCCCCTGAAAATGAGCCGCTGCCACCTCGAGTAATCCCAGAGGGCCTAAAGAAAGAGGACCTGACCGAGAAGCAGCTTGCTGATTTCAAACTATGGAAGCAGCGTTCAACTAAGGTGTATGAAGAGAACCTTCGCCTGCAATCCAAGCGTTTGATGATGACCCGCATTCAGGTCATGGCCAAGCAGTTCTCAGTCTACAACGCCATATATTTCCCACATACTGCAGATTTTAGAGGGCGTTTGTATCCTGCCAGCTCCTACCTAACACCACAGGGTAACAGCTTGGCTAAAGGTCTCCTGAAGTTTGCTGATGGCAAGCCACTGGGCACCAACGAAGCTGCCTGTGAGCTAGCTATTCATGGAGCCAATACCTACGGCTATGACAAAGCGTCGATGCAAGAGCGTGTTGATTGGGTAGTAGAAAACCAAGATCGTATCCTGCAGGCAGGCACCGATCCTATGGCTGACCTATGGTGGGCTAAAGAAGCTGACGATCCTTGGTCGTTCTTAGCATTCTGTGAGGAATGGGTTGGCTACAACAACAACGGCTATGACCATGTGTCATACATCCCGATTGCAAAGGATGGGGCCTGCAATGGTCTGCAGCATCTATCGGCTGCGCTGCTGGATGAGGTTGGTGGTAAACAGGTTAACCTCACACCATCTGCTAGGCCTGCAGATATCTACCAAACTGTCATTGATAGGACGATTGAGAAAGTGAAGCTCGATCTGAACAGTGATGAGTTGGTTTTAGGGAAGCATGTCACCTCCGAGTTAGCTGCAGGCTGGCTCAAGTACGGGATGACACGCAAAACGGCCAAACGCTGCACGATGACACGGGTCTATGGCTCCACGTTGTTCTCAGCACGGTCTTTCATCCAAGAGTATCTCTCAGATACCGATCTAAATCGTCGTGAAGAAGATATGGCATATGTATCACCTCTGCATGAACGTGAATTTGAGGCGTCAGTGTATCTCGCTCAACACGTATGGTCATCGATTAACGAAACTGTCATCGCTGCTAAGACTGCAATGGATTGGCTGCAAGACTGCGCTAGAGAACTTGCAAAGCAGAACCTACCTATCATGTGGACCACTCTAGACGGTCTGCCTGTGATGCAGTCCTATCCTGACATGACCAAGCGTAGATTGAAGACTAAGTTTGGCGACAAGCTAGTTTACCTAACGGTTCAAGAGGCCAACAAGAACAAGCTGGATCGTCGTCGTCAGGGCAATGGTGTATCTCCTAACCACACCCATGCAAACGATAGCTGCCACCTGCGTATGACTGTTAACCTAGCAGCAGACAACGGTGTCACTCACTTCGCAATGATACATGATAGCTTCGGCTGTCACGCATCCGACATCGAGATGCTGGGGGCATGTACCCGCGAAACATTCTTATGGATGTATCACGAGAACAACCCACTACAGTCTTTTAAAGATGAATGCGAAGCTTCACTTGGAACCACCCTACCGCCACTGCCAGCCAAGGGAACTCTCGATATTACACAGGTCCTACATTCCGAGTTCTTCTTTAGCTAACTAGCCGTTAACGATTAGGTTGCACCATAGCTCTCACAAAATCGAAAGGAGCAAAATGTCAGCAGAACACCTCGTGATGCTTGCTGAATACTACCGGAAATACAGCGCACCGCTGCCGGTAGACCTTCAGTCCCGACTTCTGGAAGCGGGCATCGACATTCAAAAATACCAACACGTTTAAGGATACCCTACATGACTAAATTCGTAACACCCAAAGGCACAGCAGTCTGGCCCAAGCTCAACACACCCGATACAAAATTTAATGTAGATGGTGAGTATTCAGTTAAGCTCCGCTTACCCGTTGCTGAGAGCCACGACCTAATCAAACAACTTGAAGGTCTGCGCGATGCCTTTCAAAAAGACCAAGCAAGAACTGAGCCGAAGGTTGGCCGCTATGATGTAGCCCCTGTGTATGAAACTGAGGAGGATGACAACGGAGACGTAACAGGCTTCGTCCTTTTCAAGTTCAAACAGAACGCCAAGATTAAACTGCGCAATGGTGGCACTCGCGATATGAGCGTGCCCGTTTACGACAGCAACAAGGCTCCAACAAAGACTGAAGTAACCGGAGGCTCGACAATCCGTGTAGCTGGTGTGCCCTTCTGTTACGCCATGCCATCATCAAAGAAAGTGGGCGTATCTCTACGTCCTACAGGCGTACAGATTATCCAGCTTGCTGCAGGTTTCGGTGGTGATGCTGATGCTCTGGCCATGTTCGATAAAGAGGACGGCTTTGTTGCTGATAGCTTCGACGTAGCTTCAGGTGTTGATGACCTTGCAGACTTCTAAAGTACGTGCCGCTGCCCTGAAAAACGGGTGGCGGTCCGGTCTCGAGGAGAAGGTTGCCGCTGAATTAGATCGGCACGGCATTCAGTATGAGTATGAGCAGAACTCTATCTCATTTGTGGTCCCCTCCCGAACCGCAAAATACACCCCAGATTTCTACGTCACCTCACGTTCCGGCAAGCTTATCATTTGTGAAAGCAAGGGTAGGTTCGTCACTGCGGATAGACAGAAACATTTACTGGTCAAGGCTCAACATCCCGAGCTTGATATTAGATTTGTATTCTCGAACAGCCGCCAAACTATCTCTAAAACCAGCCGCACTACATACGCAATGTGGTGTGAGAAACACGGCTATCTCTACGCCGATAAACTTGTGCCAAAGGAATGGCTAAATGAGTAACATTACACACATCATAGTCCATTGCGCCTATACACCGCCGAACATGGACATTGGCCGAGATGAAATCGACCGATGGCACCGTGAGAAAGGGTGGATGGGAATTGGATATCATGCAGTCATCCGCCGCGATGGTACTGTAGAAAACGGTCGCCCTCTTTATAAGCAAGGCGCACACGTTCGCGGCATGAACGCCAAGTCTAAAGGCATTTGCCTAATAGGTGGTATGAATGCAGATAAAACTGGCCCAGCCGTTAACTACTCTGATGCACAGATGACATCCTTGAAAGGACTCATCGATGATTGGCGTCATAACCACTACCCAGAAGCTGTGGTTGCAGGACATACCGACTTCGATAAGGGCAAGACGTGTCCTAACTTTGATGCAGCACATTGGTATGAGACAGGCGAAGTGAAGTCTGTCCTCTAATAAGGTTGCACCATTAGCTCACAAAAATTTTGGCTCCGCTTCGGCGGGGCCTTTTGTATTTAAGGACACCCAATGGCCATCATTCTCTACCTACTCGGCGCTGTACTTATGGCCGAGCTAATCGTGGACGACAGCGACGAGCGAGTACCAGTTATCTCATTGATAATCAGCTCATGTGTCTGGCCACTACAGGCCCTCATCCTCTTATGGGGAGGGCTGTTTCCCGATCAACCCGAAGACTAACCCTGACAACTAGGAGAAGCTTACTATGTCACAAGCAAATACAGTCTCAACACACCTTAAACAATACGGAACTATCTCAGCACTCGAGGCTCAGAGTAACTACAGTATCTGGCGCTTGGCTGCAGTCGTTAACCGCCTTCGTAATGCAGGAACTCCAATTGTAATGCAGATGAAGACAGCACCGAACGGAGCTAAGTATGCAGAATACAAACTCCAACGACAGTGAACTCCTCCACCACGATAGCTGTGATGCTTGTGGATCGTCCGATGCTCGGGCGGTCTACTCAGATGGTGGGTCATACTGTTTCTCATGCAACAACTATAAGAAGGTAGGCTCTACTATGCAGACAGAATTTGTTCAGTCTAAACTATCTTCAGGCCTTCTGCCTTTCGGCACAGCCACATCCCTAGTGAAGCGCAAGATTACTGAAGCTACCTGTAAAAAGTTTGGCTACACAGTCGGTGAGATGAGCGGCAAGCCTGTTCAGATTGCTAACTACAGAGATAAGAACGGTACTGTAGTTGCTCAGAAAGTCAGAGGGGCTGACAAGTCTTTCAAGTTTCTCGGTGATGCTAAAGCTGCGGGCCTATTCGGCCAGCATTTATGGCGTGAAGGTGGGCGTATGCTCATCATTGTGGAGGGTGAGATAGACGCACTCTCTATGTCACAAGTGCAAGGCAATAAGTTTCCAGTAGTATCTATTAACTCAGGCAGTGCTGGGGCCAAGCGTTGCATCGAACGTGAGCTGATGTTTGTTGAGAGTTTCGACAAGGTCGTGCTGATGTTCGACAACGACGAAGCTGGTCGCCAAGGTGCGATGGAGGTAGCCCAGCTACTGACACCCGCCAAGGCACACATCGCAACCCTTGAGCTTAAAGATGCTAACGAGATGCTCGTGGCTGGTAAGGCTAAAGAACTTATCGATGCCATGTGGGAAGCTAAAGTCTATCGACCAGATGGTATCGTAGCTGGCGAGGACCTTTGGGACCTAGTCGCTGAAGTCGATAACACCCCATCTATCCCCTACCCATTCGAAGGTCTGAACGCAAAGACCCGAGGTATGCGCAGGGGCGAGCTAGTCACAATCACGGCTGGTTCAGGTGTTGGTAAGTCTCAGGTCTGTCGAGAGATAGCCTATCACTTGTCAGAGGCTGGTGAGAGCTACGGCTACATCGCTCTCGAAGAGAACGTCCGTCATACTGCACGTTCGATAGTGGGCATGGCGCTCAACAGGCCACTGCATATCGATAGTGAACCTGTACCCGAAGAGGAAATGCGGGCTGCGTTCAATGCTACAGTCGGTAATGGACGCACGTATCTGTATGACCACTTCGGTAGCATGAGTACGGACAACCTCCTTAACCGTGTCAGGTATCTAGCAAAATCCTGCCATGTCGGCTGGGTAATATTAGACCACCTATCAATCGTGGTTAGTTCCCAAGAGGAGGGGGACGAAAGACAGGCCATAGATCGAATAATGACATTGCTGCGTTCCTTAGTAGAGGAAACTGGCATTGGTCTAATCCTAGTCTCACACCTTCGTCGCCCATCAGGTGACAGGGGTTGGGAAGAAGGACTACAGACTTCCCTTAACGCACTGCGAGGCTCGGCTTCTATCGCCCAGCTCAGTGACATGGTCCTCGGTATCGAGAGGGACCAGCAAGGTGACAATCCAAACGTATCCACGATCCGTTGCTTAAAAAATAGATACAGCGGCGAGACGGGTTTGGGCTGTTACATCCACTACAATCAAGAGACCGGAAGAATGTTTGAGGTTCAAGAACCTGAAGTGTTTGCAGGTGACGATGGGTCACCAGACTTTTAACAAGCTAGTC